GAAACAACCAATGAATTTTCAAACCCCACATGAAAAGTTTTGTTTCGAGACCGCTACACACTTTACCGCCGTTCGAGGCCGCACCGAAAGCCAAAGAACCAATTTCAGGTTCTGCAACTTCCAAGAGGCAATCGACTACGCCTCAACGCACAGTGACGGCCGCACAATGATTTATGCGGTCAACGTGCTAGGAAACAGCGCCCACATTTGTAACGCCTAAGAATTGGCCGCAACCACTCGTTGACGAAGCTCTGTTGTGGAAAAGCGATGGCGCCTTTTATTGAAGTGAAATTCAATGGCCATGTCGCTACCCGAAAAAAATGTGTTTTTGTATTCCTCGCCGATGATGCGAATGCCTACAGGGTAAGACAACATGATGTCGATCAAGTCGCTTTCGCTTTCGTATGGGACAATCTCGCCCACACATTCGATTGCACTTAGCTGGATATAACGCTCTACAATGCTTTGCACTGGCTTATTTTTTGACCCTCGCTCTATGCTAGGGTCGACGTGCAAAGCACAGATAAGATAATCGCAGACAGATTTTGCTTCCCTAAGCATTGCAATATGTCCGGAGTGCAGCAAGTCGAACGATGACGCTGTGATACCAAACTTCACTTCTTCACCAGTTTCATGCCGTAATTGTCAGCGGATCCTTTTAGGTCAAGGTTGTCGCGCCGAATCAACTTATGCTTAAAGAACTCCCTATAGTTCACCGTATGGTGCCAGCGGTTGAACTTCCAAACAACCTTTGCCATGTCAGGATGCACCAAAGCAACCATTTTTGATTTGTTGATTGTTCCTGTGTCGGAATAGCTTTGCCCTTCTTTAACGACACCCTCGGCATGGTAAAACTCTGCGGTATTGCCGCCTTTTAACGTCTGCGTCACCACCTTGTTTTGCAAGAAGGCATTAAACTGGATCGTACACCATCCGGCCTTGAGCATATCGAGGGACATAATTGTGTCCTCGTTATAGCGACCGCGCCAGCGAAAAGCGACGTCGTTTTTTATCAGATTACAGGAGTATATCCTTGTATTGATTATGAAAGGCGGGATGCGCTTTGCGCCAAAAGCAAACATTGAGTAGTTTGGACCGGCCATAATTACGTTTTTGTACCTCAATACAAAATCTTCCATGGCTGCCCAAAAAGACGATGATGTTACCCTAATCCTCTCGCCCGAAAGAAGCCTTGCGAAGTACATAATGTTATCGTCCATAACCCAATGATGGGTGAAACCCTTACTTATCGAGTGGTCCCAAGCGAAGTTTCTAGCTGGCCCCGGTCCTGTGCTTTTTGTGAGGCCGAGGTTGTCGCATAGCTCGTACTTTTCTTTATACCTCATGTCCATTTCTAGTATTTCGCAGCTCAAACCTTTTGATGCGGCTCGGTACTCTGCGGCCTCTTGAGGCTCTACTACGACATAATGCTGCACGCCCATTTCTGTGAGTGCCTTTGACGTCATCATGTATTGGGCGCGGCCCTTGGATGGTATGTAGAGTGGGAATTGTGGGAACTTACTCACTTTCCCACCGCTGATCTTTTAGGTTCCTGTTTTTCTTTTCAGGGAACCATATGGACTTTGTAGCAGACGTCGCCTCTTGGTTGACCGCCATAAAGAACGTGTCGACATCCTCTTGAGTATCAAAGCTGACCGTGACTTTGCGAAAGCATGGGTCGACCTCATTATAGTCAGGCATCCCTTCCCATTCTTCGTCCGCGTCGGTTTTCCCTTCCTCAAAATTAAGAAAAATGTTGGCCATTTCTTCAATTCCGAAACCTGTCAATTCTAGGTCAAAATTCAGATCTCCCAACTCGCCCAATTCAATCTTGAGCAATTCGCTGTCCCAGCCCGCGTTCAGCGCCAGCTTGTTATCTGCAATGACATATGCCTTCTTTTGCGCGTCGGTCCAACCCTCGGCAACCATGCAAGGCACGTCGTCAATCCCCAGCTTTTGCGCTGCTAAGATACGCCCGTGGCCTGCAATCAAGCCGCCGTCAGGATCAATCAAGACCGGAACCGTCCAGCCCCATTCTTTAATGCTTGCCGCGATCTGCCCAACTTGCTCGTCGCTGTGTGTTCGGCTGTTGCGCGCGTATGGTATGAGGTCGGCTACCTTGCGGCGATCGACTTTATCGGCTGGCCATTGGTTCATTGGGCTTCCCGCCTTTTCGTTTAGGGTATGGGCATCCCGCCCAACGCAAAAAGCGTCTAGCCCGTGGACTAAACGCAATTCTTCGCCTCAACAAATAGCATATTTTGCGCGGTAGTCAAGTGCTACGCCGCCAGACAATCCAGCGCATTGCGTAGAGCCGATAGATTGACCGGCTTGTCGTCTGCCGACTTGCCGCATTCCGTTTGCAGTAATGACGTCTTGACGCGCCCGATCTTGTCCCGAATTGCGTAGTATCTCTTGAACACTGCCTCGTTGCCGTCGCTTGGGTCAAAGCCGCCCGATGATACGGCCAAGCAAGACTTGCTTTCCGTTATGCCGATTTCTTCAAGGTAGGCTGCATAGACTTCCGAGAATGTCCGCGCTTCTTGTGCTTGCTGCTCTGTGATTTGCTTTGATACTAACAGCCGCCCGATCATGTCGCACGCTAGATCAACAAACGCGCCGCCGTTGCTATCCGGTGCCGTCCACTGTCCGCGCGCTAGGCGCTCATCAGTAGGCCGTGCGGTAGGCTGGTTTGCTATTGGCGCAGCATCGCCCACAGCGGCCCATTCTTGGGGTGCGGCCTTGTTCTGTGCGCGCTTATTGCGTCGTGCTTGAGATTTGCTGGTCATGTCTGCCCTTTGGTTCGGGTTAGATGCTTAGAATGGGTTGAACGCGGATAATTTTAGACTGCCAATGTGTTGGTTAAACAAACTCAAAGAGCCTTCACATTCACAGTGGGCCGCGCTCATGAGGTGTGATCTGGTTACTACCAGCGTCGATCATTTTATTGACATCACACCACAACAATGCGGCTTAGTAACAATCTTCACGCGAATGTAACATAATTCACGCTATTCCGCATCCCGTGGTCGCCCTAACATCTTTGTCGTGGTCCGCGCTCTGGATGAAGGGGGGCGAATTGAACACCCCTAGACAATCGCTAACGCTAGCATCGCGCAAAGTCTTCTGGCACCAGCCAGCCCCGCCCTTAGAGTATCTTGGTTTGTTGTCGTGGTCCGCGCTTTTGGAGGAATGCGCGAACCACTACCAACAAAGGTAGGCACCATGACGAGCCTGCCCTAAGTATCGCTTATTTGCGGGGGGGGGTCAAGGCTGTCGGCTCCATTGCCTGATAGGTCAGCGTCGGCTCACCTGCCTGAAATGTTCCTGTGTTGACTTTTTTAATCAACCCCATTTCGACTGCCTTGGATGCCCGGCCGGCTGCGGTTTCCTTTGAGCATTTCAACAGGACGGCGATTTGTTCGCGCCCCATTGGTGGCTTTCCTTTTAGCAGTTTGGCCAGATCAATGGCCTTGTTAACTTGGTGGTTTGGATCAAGCCGCGCCGCGCCAAAATTGGCCCCCATGTCTTTTGGAATTTTTGCAACGTGACCGTCCGCGCGTTCTTGCGCCAGCATCAGCCGCCCGATGTGTCCCTCGATCTTTGTTGCCATGCGCGGCAGCTTAAATGGGACTTGCGACACGACTTCCATTTCTGCGACGTTCATGCTGGCACCGAATGCTTCTGTATCATGTAGTCCCAGATGCGATAGCCCCGGCGGTCATATGATTTCGTGGGCTTTTGGCATAGTTCCCCGACGCCTGCAGCTGCCGCGCGTGCGTCCCGCATGATAATCGGAGAGCATCGCCCCACCGCTCCACGATAATAGATCAACAGCGACCCTTTGGGCGCGGCATTTATTGCTTCCAGTGCCTCTTTGACCGCAACGCGTTCGATGTTTGTCAGCTTGAGTAAAGTTTTCATGATTTTTCCTTTTGTGTTGTGTTGGTTCATGTTGCACCGCCTGACATCATTCTGGGGTGAGAAATAATTGTGTCAACGGCGTGCCGTGCTGCGTGGCCGCCGTTGTTGCCGTGAACTAGCTTCCAGCGTTTTCGCTTGCATGTGTTTAACACGTTACTAGGTGAAAGCCCCGTCTCGTCTGCAATCTCTTGCGCGGTGCATTCCCAATTTACCGACGATCCTGTCCGCCAGATTAGAAAGTCGTTTGCTCGTTGTGTCATGGCCGCCACCCCGTCATCAGGGCTTGCAGTAGGGCTATGAACCGGCGTGGTGGCTTGCGTGCCTCGCTTTCGATCCGATAGATTTCGGGCCGCTTTACTTCCATGATTGCTGCGAGGTCGGCGGGTGACATCCCCATCGCCTCCCGCGCTGCCTTGATTTCGTGGTGGTCCATTATTCGCCTCCCTTTAATTTTGTTGCGCGTTTCGAGGTATAGACGCAGCTTTGCATTCGGTTTCCTTCACGATGCCTTCGCCGATTTCTAATAGGAGATCGGAGACAAAATGCGGGTCTACATTTTCGCCGTTTTGCGCGTGGCCGTTGGTAGCCTCCGCGATGTGCGTGGCGACCTTGTTCATTTCAAACCAAGTCAGCTTTGTTAAGGCTATTCCAAATTCGTAAAACATATCATCGGTCCTAATCTGTAAGAGGTGGGCGGGGCTTTACGCCGCCGCCTGTGCTGTGAGATTTTCGAGGTGTGAAATGCGTGCCTCGAAGTGGCGTGCCGCCTTTGCGTTTGCCTCGACCCATGCGTCGTGCGTCATGGTCTTTTCGTCAAAGTAGGCTTTGTTGTTTGCGGCAATCATAACCGACTCCGTCTTGGCTGCGTCGTTGTATGCTGTTTTGAATTCTGC